ATATAATTACACAGCTGATGGTTTAATTAATCAAAACAATCTTTCAAAGCTTAATTTAGAATTAAACAATTATTATAACGGCGGTATTGCTGAAAGTATTTTAGGTGGTTTCTGTAATAGTCTAAAGAATATCTTTAATCAAATAGATGCGTTCTATGATTTAATAGGTGTAGTTGATGGATTAATCCAAGACGCTATAGCAATTTATAATAAGATACCAAGAGACTATGATGGATTTAAAACATTAATTCAAGAGGAGATTATCGACAAGCTTCTTGAAGAAATACGAACTAAGATTATTAATGTTATAGTAGAAACGTTCAATGACATTATGGCTGCTATTGAAAACTTTGACCCTGTTGGTATTATATCAGACGCTGTAACAAATGTCAACCGTATGCATACAAAAAGAGTTATGACACTTAAAGAACGTATGTGTAATCAGATGACAGAAAAGGAAAAACAAAAGCTTAAAGATAAACTTAAAAACTTTATGGATTATGCATTAGGTTTATTTGAAAACGTTGATTTAGAAACAGTACAATTCTTAGTTTATAGGTTCTGTGCACTTGCTACTAACGTTGAAGCTCTTATTAGAGAAATTAAAAATCCATTAGATAGTTTCGGTAATCGTTATCAAAGAGTAGTACAAAGACTACAAACCATTGGAAATATGAATACATCTACAGCAATTCGTAACGGAGGTGTAAGATTTTCTGAAGAAGAGCGACGTGCGACTATAAATAGTCTAAGGGATGTATGGGAAGGCGATTCTGGACAAGTACTCAGAACTCCTACCGGTGAAGATGCAATAGTTGTAAAAGAGATTACTGCTCAAGAATATAAAGACTTACCGCCTTGTATGGCTGTTTTAAAGGGCACAGATTCAAGGTTTGGCTTAGATCCAGATGCAAAGAGTTTTAAAGAAGATGATTATGGTATAGGATTACCTGCTTATACTCATCTTGATTTAGATGTAAAAGTTTATCTTGCGAGGATGCAGTCGAAGCTAGGTGAGAAAATCGTTATTACCAAAGGTTGGGTTAATAAAGAATATAACGATAAAATAAAAGGTTCGCCTGAAAGCAGCCACTTAAGTGGGCTTGTTATAGATATACAGAACAACTTTAATTTAAATAGTGATGAGAAAGTTGAAGAATTTAAGACCAGAGCTATTGCTGCTGGTTTTAGATACATTGTAATATATGATAAGCACATACATTTAGACATAAGAGATATACCTAGATGACGATAATTAGTAAAACACCGATAAGTAAAAAGCCGAATTTGTATGCAGATTTTCATAAAGATCTAAGAATTAGTCCTATTTCAAAAGACTTAGCTCTATTAAAAGACGAAGACGCTGTAAAACAATCTTTAAAGAATCTGATTTTAACAGATCCTGGTGAAAGACTTATGCAGCCATTTATAGGTGGCGGAATACGTGAATTACTATTTGAAAACATTACTCCAGGTGTGTTAAAAACAATTGAAACTAGATGTAAAAATACTATAGCAACTTATGAGCCACGCGCAGAAATTATAAATGTTACTGCAACAAGCGAATTTGACGATAATACTGTTAGAGTTTTAATAGAATTTTACATACGAAACGTCGACCGACCAATAACTCTCGATGTAATTTTAGAAAGGATAAGATAAGATGGCCACTCCAAAAACGCCGATTACCGAACTTGATTTTGATTCGATAAAAAGCCAGTTAAAAACATATCTGCAAACGCAGACTCAATTCAAAGATTATAATTTTGAAGGTTCGAATATGAGCGCGATGCTTGATGTGCTCGCTTTTAATACTTTCCAAAATAATTTCTATACTAACATGACAATGAATGAGATGTTTCTTGACTCGGCCGTCTTAAAGAACTCTATCGTATCTCATGCTAAAGAATTAAACTATATTCCAAGATCTCGTAAGAGTGCTAAAGCTACAGTTCGTGTTACTATTACTGATGCTAGTGCTACCGCTTCAACATTAACTATTCCAACTTATACAAACTTTAGTTCTAGTTATCAAGGAGAATCCTTTAACTTCGTAACTAATCAAACATATATTGCAAGACGATCAGCGCCTGGTATATATGTAGCTGATAATGTTGATATATTTGAAGGACAGATACTTGCTTCATTCCAAAGAGAAGGATTTATTATTGATGGAGACGGTGTATTACGTGTTCAGTTAACTAATGACGAAGTTGATACAGACTCTATTGTAGTATTTGTTGATGCTGAACAACAAGAAGATCGAAACGTATTTGCCCGCGCTAACACAATTTATGGTGTTAAACCATTAGATAAAGTATTTTATTTAGAGCCTTATTTAGATAATAGATATGCAGTTTATTTTGGTAAAAACGAATTTGGTTTACAGCCAGAAGAGTTTGAAGACGTAAGAGTACGATATCGTGTTTGTTCTGGTGAATTACCAAACGGTGCTACTTCTTTCACAACAAGCTTTATTGACGGTGCTACGATCAATGTTACTAATATAGCACCTGCAGCAGGTGGTGTGGAACGTGAAAGTACTGAGAGCATTAGATATTTTGCGCCTAAGTCTTTAGCAGTTCAAGAGCGTGCAGTTACAACAAAAGATTACGAAGTATTATTACAACAAGCATTCCCTGAAATTAAAAGTGTAAGTGCTTATGGTGGTGAAGAATTAGAACCACCTCAATTTGGTCGTGTTGGTATTTCTGTTTATTTAGATGCAGAAACAACGCTGATCAGTTCTACGCTTGCAAATACTTATATTACATATTTAAAAGAAAAGAGTCCATTAGGAATCGAGCCGATATTTGTACAGACTAAATTTCTTTTCGCAGATGTCGTTGCTGATATTGTTTATAGTAATAAAACAACTCAAAAGAGTTCAGCAGAACTTGAAGCACTCGTTAGAGCACAAATACAAACTTATGCAGATACTAACCTCGAAGATTTTAATGTTAAAATTCGTAAGAGTAAATTAACTGCTGATATTGATAAGATTGATACAGGTATTCAAAGTAGTACACTATCAATTAAACCAATGATTGACTGGGTACCTGCTTTAAATATTAAATCAGCTCCATCCTTTAAATTTGAAATGGAACTAATTAAACCATATCCATTTAGAGATGCTAACGGATTTAAAGATTATAAACCATCTGTTAAAAGTACACCGTTTGATGTTAATAAAATTTGTGTTTATATACAAGACGATGGTCTCGGTAATTTAATGACAATTATTGATGACGCTACAAACCCTCAAGTATCTAATCCAAATGTCGGTTCTGTAGATTATACAACAGGACTTATTAAACTTAATGATATAATCGTTGAAGCATTTGATGGTTCGTCTGTTAAAATAATGATCTGTCCTAAGAAGAGCGATATTGTTTCACCAAAAGGGCGTGTTCTTATTATTAGAGATACAGATGTACAAGTTAATATGGCACTTGAAGAAATACCTGGCGGTGCTACTACATCCTCAAGTTCAGCGATCGGTACACTAACAACAAGCAATTATTAATAGGAAATTGATTCATGGCTGATAATTATTCGCAGATAGAAAAAAGTATAAGCTTTTTTATTAATCAGCAATTCCCTGCGATCTATCGTGAAGATGGTCCTGAGCTAGTGCAATTAGCAAAAGACTATTATAAGTTTATGGAAACACAGAGTAACCAGTCTCTTTATGTTTCTAGACGTTTCTATGATTATAAAGATATTGATACAACAATTAAATCAATACTTATCTTTTTCCAAAAGAAATATCTTGCTGATTTAGAATTAAAGGAAGAGATGGTACCTTTCCTTGTCAAGAACATATTAGACCTTTATAGAAGAAAGGGTACTAAAGCTGGTATTGAATTATTCTTTTCTATATTTTACAACGAATATGATATTGACATTATTTATCCGTCGTCTAAGATGCTTAAGCCATCTAATTCAGAATGGAAGACTGGTACATTCCTTCAGATGTTCCCAAACGCTAATCAATTTTTAAGTAAAACAAATATAGCATATACATATGCTGATCTTATATCAAAAAATATTACTGGTAGTATATCTAAAGCAGTCGCTTCTGTAACTAAAATTAATTCGATATTAATTAACGGTATTTACACACCTATTATTTACCTTGACAATGTTCAGGGTCAGTTTGTAAAGTACGATGATATCTATACTAATATTGAAGGCGAAATCGTTACCTTCGGCCGTTTAAACGGATCTTTAACTGAATTTATTGTAGATCCTAGTGGTGGCCCAGAAGGCAGAAAATTACCACTCAATAAACCTGGTGACCCATTTAAAGTTGTTTCTGAAACTGCAGGTGATGGTGGTGAAGGTATAGTTGTTTCAGTATCTACAGAAACAGATAGTGTTGCTACTTATACTATTGAAGATGGCGGTTTTGGATATACAACAGCAAATACATCTCTTATAGTATCAGACCAAGCTATTCAAAGAGCGATCAGTGACGAAACAGTATTTACTTACGGTGAAGTACTACGAGACACTCAAGGTAATGAAGGGTTTGTAGTTGGAACCAACGCAAGAAGTATTGGTGTTAAACGAACGTCCGGTTCATTTAATCAATCATATGCTATTAGTACAGTTGATCGTAGTCCAAACATCGATTTAAAAGCACTGGGTATTCAGCGTGATGTTTCCGGAGTACCTATTGTTTCTTCTCCTGGCGTACTTTATCCAGAAGGTAGTCCACCAGATGCTAATACACACGTTACTGCTGTATTATCAAATACACAAACAGTTCCGTTAATTACAGATTTAATTCAGCCGTTTTTAGGTATTCAAGTTCACCTAACAGATATAGCTGCAGGTGTAACTGGTGATGCAAACGTAAGTGATTATAATAGTGGTGCAACAAATATGTCAGGCACCACTGTTGCTCCAAATATTTACACACCATTAGATCAAGCTTTTAATATTCAAGATGTTGAAATTGGTACAATTACTGGATTTGCAAATATTAATCAAGGTAAAGGATATAATTTTGATATCTTTGCTAAAGCTAAAGACAATTTTATTACAAAATTTAATAAGAAAAATCAGATCATTCGTTTAGTTAATAAGCCTGATGTTTCTTTCTTTGAATTACAAGAAACTATTACCGAAGCCAATACAGGAGCAACTGCAGTTATTATTGCTAAGGATGCTGATGAAGGTACTATAACAGTTATACCAAATACTTGGTATGGATTCTCAGGTATTAATAGCATTATACGTAGTAATCTTGACGCATATGCTATTGAAGGTGTTTCTCTTGATTATAACAGTACTAGAATATTTGGTGATAATGCTATAATAGACGCTAATGCAGATTATGAAACAGGATATATTGATACAGTAGCTATTAATAATTCAGGTTTTTCTTATCTCCACGGTGACACAGGAACACTTGTTGATCCAGACGACAGTACTAGAGAATTAGCTTTCGGTACAATTACAGCCAATACTCAGGGTAGAAATAAAGGTTATTGGAAAGATTATACTTCACATATTGACGGTTATGTTGCTCAACCTATCACTGATCAAACTCTAATATTACCAACAGCAGAATTTAGTAACCAAGCAGTTCGAACTGCAGTAGGTGTTACTACTACACCTCCCGACTTTAACACCTGGGGTCAATCAATAGCTTCAGATGGATTTGCTTATTTAGATATGAACCAGGATGGTGGTTCTATTACATCAGCCGATGCTTTACAATTCCTTTATTTAGCAGGTAAAACTGCAGATGAGGCCATAGTAAATAGATGGAATAATATAGTAGTTCCAAGTTTGCAAGCACAATGGTGGTATAGTTCATATCCTAATTTGTATAGCTTTGTTCAAGAAGTAAAATACTATAGTGCAGGAATGAGAATACAAGACAGTAATTTCTACCAAGAATATTCATACCAAATTAAATCTACGCTTGATAAGAGTAGATACGAAAAATTACTTAAAGAGAATGTACACCTTGCAGGTACTAAGATGTTTGGTGACTTTATCTATAAGTACGAAAATGCAAGTACAATAAAACCAAGATTCGTCAGATTCTTTAACGATGACGGATATGGTTCAGCTCTCGATTTAGCTAATACAGATATACTCGAAGCTTCAGTAACAAACTTTACAGTTGATAGTACATATGTTACATCAGATCACGAACCAATATAATAAATATTTAAATAAGAATTTAAAGGATAAAATGCTATGGCCAAGCAAACAATAGGTATCGGCGCAAGTGCTAATGACGGATCAGGTGATCCGATTAGAATTGCTTTCGATAAAGTCAACGATAACTTTAATGAGTTGTATGGTAACGGTGGTACCACCGGCAATACGCTTATAGATTTATTCGATAGTTCGGGTAATTTCGATTTAACAGGTAAACCACATAAAATATCATTCTATTATGATACACTAGTAAGCTTACAAGCACTGAACCCTGGTACTTATCACGGAGCTATAGGCCATGCTCACGATACCGGTTCATTGTACTATGCTCACGGTTCTTGGAGAAGATTACTTGCAGATACTTCCGGTGGTACAATACTAAATTACAGTGACCCTCTTGCTCCTCATGTTTGGGCAAACAACGTTACTAACTCAGAAACATCTGATTATGTATTAAAAACAAATGCAGATGGTACATATACTTGGGTTGAAATGGCTGGTGGCGGTGGCAGTTCATACGCTGATGCAAATGTTGATACTCACTTAAATACAAGTGGAGCTTCGGCTGACGAAGTATTATCTTGGACTGGTTCAGATTATGCTTGGGTTGCCCAGTCAAGTGGTGGCGGTTCTTCTGCTAATACATTCGGAACAATAACAGTAGCAGGTCAATCTAATATAGTTGCAGATAGCGCAACGGACGGATTAACAATTGTTGCTGGTTCTAATATGACCATTACAACAGATGCATCTACTGATACTATTACTTTTAACGCATCAGGCAGTGGAGGCGGTGGTGGTACTGACCTCAACAGCTTAGTCGGTGGAACAATCGATGTAGCTGCAGATAGTATTGGATTTATTGATGCTGATGATTCTAATGCTTCAAAGAAAGAATTAATTGCTGATTTAGTTGCAGCAATTGCTGGTACTAATGTTACAGCTTCAAACGGAGTATTAAGTGTTGCAGCACCAGGAAATACATATACAAATGCTGATGTTGACGGTCACTTAAATGTTTCAGGCGCAGCTTCTAATCAGTTCTTACAATGGAGTGGTTCAGATTATCAATGGGCTGCAGCAAGTGGTGGTGGTGGTGGTGCTGCTACGAGAGTAAATGAAGCCGAAACAACAGGCTCGATAGCTGATGGCGCTAGTGGTAATATTGCATTCTCAACACTCGGTAAATCATTTGGATTACTTAAAGTTACTGTTGATAAAGAATGTTGGGTAAGGATTTATTCTGATACATCATCAAGAACAGCAGACGCATCCCGAACACAAGGTACTGACCCGGCAGATGGTTCAGGTGTTATTGCAGAATTTATCTCAACGACTTCAGGCACACAAGTATTTAAAGTTACACCATCAATTATTGGTTGGCTTGATAATTCAGAAACAACAGTTCCTGTAGCAGTTCAAAATAACTCGGGAACAACAGGGACAGTTCAAGTTACGATCGACGCACTTAAATTAGAGTCTTAATATATGGATAAGCAATTTTATAACGTATTACTAGAACCAGGTTCTGACGAAGCAGCATTTCTTGCTAATGAAGCAGCAGGTATGATTTGTCATGATAATCTTGACCTCTTTGATATGTGTTTAGTTATGAAATTAACAGAAGCAGAAGCAGCAACGCTAGAAGCAAGTCCAAAAGTAATAGAATGTCACAAAGAATTAGTAGCTGAGCCTGATTCATATCCAACAAGTATTCCAAGGTACGAAACACCAACTACAGAATATAGAGCAAGATACTATCCATCCGGCGGTGACGACGGTGCTGATTATACTGGTTCAAATATGTTTTTTACTAGTGAGTTTAAAGGCGCTACAGGTTTTAACCCGCCTATAGGATATTTTGGTGATACAAACTTTGAGGATACAGTTAAATCAAACTTTATGGGTGACTATGTTGATATAGTTGCAGTTGAAGCAGGATCCACAGCAGATGCTCTTGCCAATGGCCACGAAAATCATGTTGACTTTCAAGAGTTTGATAGTACTACTAGTAGGTTTGTTCCTATGGATTGGTCCGATATAAACTCATCTTTAACTAGTACTTTAAACAATCAAATTACTAACGCCAATGGTGCTGGAGATGGTTGGTTTACATATCATGCAGCTGGTGTACTTAGTGCAGCTGGTGGTAAATATTGCGGTTGGGGTAAAAACTCTTCGTTAAGATTAATATATCTTGGTGGTGAATCAACAGCTTCTGTTTATTATGCAGTACTTCAATGGCACATTGCCAAACCTATTAATCCTATTACTGGAACTCGTAATGCAACAGTTGTTACTGGAGCATGGGGCTTTGGCGGATTAGAGCATACGAAGTTTTTTGATATTGAAGATTGTTCATATATAGAAGCAAAAGATCCAGTTACTAATGCCACTACTAGGTATGACAGAGGCGGTTACTTAGAAGGTGAAGAATTTAATATTACAATGACTGCCACAGGTTCTGCAGAATATATAGTTACAGGCAGCGATCGATTATATAACGGATCTACAGCATCAACACCTCTAGGCAATAGAGGCATTATGGGAAGACCGGGCGATAGAATTACAATAACTAACAATGCAGTCGGTGCGCATCCTCTCTATGTTAAAACTTCACCGAGTAGTGGATCTACTAGTAATCTATATTCTGGAGTAACAGGACAAGGCACATCAGAAGTATCTTTTATCTTACCTGACGCAACTATAGGATTGCATTATATTTGTGGATTTCATTCAGCAATGACTGGAACTATAACAAGTATTAAGGATACTACAACTTGGGGTCAAGATCTTAGACCATTCTTTAGATCTGGTATTATTCCAAGAGTAATTCTAGACCCTGCAGATAATACTGATAAGTGGATGATTTCAGTACCAAACTCGTCACGCTGGTCGTCTTGGGATACAATTATGGGCCAGTTTGCTGCTTACGAAGGAATATATCATTTTAAAAGCGCTGGTAATAATGCTCATGTTGCAGTTGATCCAGGTGATAACAGATGGAACACAGTTGTTAGGCAAGACGGCAATAGTCCTTATGTTATTAATTCTGTTGTTAGCCAAACAAATAATTTTAGTTCAACTGCAAATCCTGGGGCATTTGATAATTATCCGCTTAGAACATATATTAATGGTGGAGATAATCAATTCACAGTTGCTGCTTGTCAACAAGACGACACAAACAGATTATTAGATGATTATAGTAACAGAGGCCCAATGATTGACATAGCTTCTTATGGAGCGCAAACGTGGACATCATATCCAATTCAAGCTTATAGTGATGGCAGATGGGGTTATTTTAGTGGAACAAGTTGTGCTGCTCCAGTAGCTGCTGGTTGTGCTGCAGTATTTTTAGATTGGTATGTTACTCAGAGAGGTAAATTTCCAACTATTCCACAACTCAAAGAATTAATACAAAAACACGCTAAAGAAAACTTAATAGAAGATATAGTGACTAATATTGACTTTGAAAATCAAATAGGCACGTTGGACCCTAATATCGGCCAAGCTAGATTATCGCCTAAAAATATATCTTCAAGTAAATTATACTCTTCAACAGAAGTTAATAGAATTAAAGATGGTGATAGCAGTAATGGTGGAGCAGACTTAACCGTTCTAGCTGGGACACAACCATTAAGAATTCATATTCCATGGGGAATCAGAATGGGAAGCGGTAAATATATCGCTGGTGGTTCCGAACAAACACAACATAAAAGGAGACCGACCTCTGGATCTGTTTGGCCTCGAAGAAAGGTTTCTTTTTCTTCTTGAGACCTATTATAAATAATAAAAACAGTTAACAGTTAGAGTCGAACTTAAAAATGGCAGAAATACTTTCAAATAGCTTTAAAACAGATGTTACCCGATTATTTATTGACGATCTCGTCACTAATGACTATTGGCTATTTGTTTCTGGGATTGATACCTTCGCACCCGCTGACTCAGTTAAGTCAAAGCGTGAGTTTTTAGAGAAAACTTTATTCGCTAAGAAAGTAATTGAATCTGATATTCACTTTATGATAAAGTATTACCCTTGGCAGGTTGGCCAAGTATATGTTGAATATGATGATGAAGCAAATTTAACTGATCAAAGATTTTATGGAGTTGTTGGTCCAAACGATAATGATACTGGTGACTATCGTGTTTATAAATGTTTAAACAATAATGCTGGTACTACAGCAACTACACCACCTAATTATGATGCTACTAACACAACTCAAATTTATTCAACGGCCGATGGTTATGTTTGGAAATATATGTATGTTATTAGCTCATTAGAATTTGATGCTTATAACGCAATTGGTTATATACCAATTACACCAACACCAGTTCCTAATAATCCAGTAGCAACTACTAACAGTACAATTTCAGATATTGTTGTAACCAATCCTGCAGATAACTTTGGATACGTTTTAGAAAGAGGCTCATTTGCCTTGACACCGTTTTCAAGTGGTGTTATAATAGTAGAACCTACAACTACCTTTAGCCCAATAACAAATTACTATACTGGCCAATACTTATATTCAACAAATCCAAGTAACGGTGTTTCAAGATTATGGCAAATTACTTATTATTCTTATAACACTGCTACAGGTAATGCTGAAATACGAGTTGGTGCAGAATTATTAACAGGTGCTGCTTCTCCAGATATATCTGGTGCTGCAAGTAATGCTAATTTCCAAATCTTCCCAAGACTTAAAATTGAGGGTGACGGTACTGGAGCTATAGCAATCCCAAATATTATTGATGGTAGAATAACTAAAATAACTGTATTAAATGAAGGAAGCAATTATACAAACGCTACTGCAAGTATTGTAGATCCTTCTTATAGTTTTGATCCAGAAGATACTACAACAACCGATATTAGAGCAGAAATACGACCTCGCTTATCACCTGCTGGAGGCCACGCATTTAATTTAATCGACGATTTCCGTTGTAAGCACTTCTCAATGTATGCTTATATAACTGCCGATGATAATACAAAGATCGGTGATTCAAATACTTATGGTGGAGTTGGTATTGTACGATCGCCTACGTTTGATACAGGCTTTACTGCAGAAATCGTAGATAACAGAATAGCAATAACAACAGACGATTTTGATAAAGTGTCAGCTAATGGTAGTATTATTCAAGTTGATGGTAATAACGAAACTGTTTTTAGTGGCGTAGTACACGAGATTGACACATCAGCAAATACAGTTTATGTTGCTGAATACTTGGGTCCCTATAATAATAACAGCGATACTCAAACAGCTTTCAGTCGATCTGCAAACGACCTGCCATTAGATTTAACTTTACCATTTAGAAATGAAACTGGCCAGACAATCAATATAAATACTCCTGTAGGAGACAATGTAATTTTACCCAAATACATACAAAGAACCGGCGAAGTTTACTTTATGGAAAACTTCTTCCCACTAGCCCGAACCGACCTATCTCGTGAGGAATTTAAGTTTGTACTGGAATTTTAAGGAAATAAAATAAATGCCTATTAACACAAATCTCAACCAATCGCCTTATTTTGACGATTACGATCAAGATAAGCAGTTTAATCGCATTTTGTTCAAGCCCGGCTTTGCGGTTCAAGCGCGTGAGTTAACACAGCTTCAGTCTATACTTCAGAACCAAGTTCAGCAATTTGGTGATAATGTATTTAAAGAAGGTAGCATCGTTAAAGGATGTACCTTTACTGATATCGACGGTTTACAATATGTTAAACTGAGAGAAGGTACTGTTACCGCGTTCGACCCAACTTTATATGTAAGTAAAGTTGTAACAGAAGAAGTTGTTGGCGGTGCAGAGCAAGAGGTCGACTATGTATATAAAATTACTGGTCAAACATCTCAGCTTCAAGCACAAATTGTTGCAGCAGTAAGAGGTTCTCAAGGTACTTCAGCTGCCAACGCGCCAAATAATACATTCTTTATTAAATACTTAAATACTACTACAAGTTATTCACAGTTTAGTCAAGGTGAGAAGTTTGATATTACGTTAACTAAATACAAGCGTGGTACTGGTGTTCCTGTAAACCCCATTCAACCTATTACTCTTCCTACAGTTGGTACAGACACTGTAACTATTTGGAATGACAGTGACGCAGTTGGTAAAGCATTCGGTATCGAATCATCTCCAGGCGTACTCTTCCAAAAGGGTCACTTTATTTATGCTGAAGAACAAGTATTAATTATAGAAAATTATAGTAATATTCCCGCAGATAAATCTGTTGGTTTCCGTATTGCAGAAAATACAATTAACGCTCTTGTTGATGATTCGTTATACGATAATGCTTTCGGATCTAAAAACCAAAATGCACCTGGTGCAGACAGATTACAATTAGTTCCTCAATTAGTAGTTAAAACTCCTGCAGAAGCAAAAGAAGATGCTGATTTCTTTGCACTCATTCGTTATCAGAACGGAAACGCAGTTACATTGAGAGATGTATCTCAGTATAATGTTCTTGGTGAAGAATTAGCAAGAAGAACATACGAAGAATCAGGTAACTACATATTAGAAACATTCCCAGTACGAAGCGATGACAGAATACCTCAAGGCGAAGCTAATAGTAAAGTACACGCACTAGTCGGTCAAGGAGTTGCTTATGTTAAAGGTTTCCGTGTAGAAAATAGTGGTGAACGATCATTTGAAATTGATCAAATAACAAATACAGATATACTTAATAATCAATCTATTGCTACTGAATATGGTCACTACGTTAAAGTTACTTCTGTTCTTGGACATGTTGATATTGACTGGACACCAATTGATTTACAAAATTCAGGCGGATCAAAAATTGGTGAAGCAGTTGCTATTAACGTAACACCAACAAGATTATACCTTGCAAATATTTCAATGTCTGGAAGTATCGGAGACTTAGCCAAAGTATCAGATGGTAATGGTGTTATTGAAGTTGGTAATGTTTTACAATCAGCTGCAAATAAAGCACTAATATTTCCTTCTGGCTTAATCAGTACTTTTGATATGACAGATACTCTAATACCTGTCCGTACTAAAGCAGAAGTTACACATACTGGTGGTGCAATTACAATTACTGCAAACTCTGGCGAAGACTTTATTTGCTCAAACTCTAAAGAAGATATTTTAGTTGTAGAAAAAACTACTAATGTGTTTAGAGCAGTTTCAGCAGTAACAGTTACTAATAACAATTCAGAATTAAATATTACTATTGACGCTGGCGCAGCAAGCCCAGTGTATGTTTACTATAATAAGAGATTAGTTGGTTCTGCAAACGGTATTGATTCTTATAATAAAATTGTAAGAGAGCCGTATGTTAAAGTAAATTACTCAGGTAATGCTACTCCTGCTAATACAAAATATAGTTTAGGTTTCCCAGACGTATTTGAAATAACAGAAATTAAAACTTTAGGTACAGGCCCTGGTGGAATTGACGAAGACTTTACAGGAAGTTTCAGATTAAAACGAAATCAAAAAGATCAGTTCTATGACTTATCTTATATTGAGTATATAAACGGTCGACCAAAACCTCTAGATGGAACTGGAAATCTTTACATTAAAATGAAAGTATTTGAGTGCGACGGGTCCACTGGTGGCTACTTCTTTAATATTAATAGTTATCCGAATACCCTTGATCGAAATGACATACCGGTTCATGTAGGTGACTCTGGTGGACTATACAACCTTAGAGACAGCTTAGACTTCAGGCCTCACTGTGACAAAGACTCAGCAGCTAACTATGGTATAACAACTACTGGTGCAGCACCAAGTATTACAGCTGCTGTGGGTTCAACAATACCAACATTTGCAGATAAAGGCGCTCCACTAATACCAACGTTTACTGATGGTGTTACAACAGATATCGAGCATTACTTAACTCGTGTTGATACTATTACAGTTAACTCTTACGGCGATATAAGTTTAATTAAAGGTAAGGAAGCACGATTTGCAGTTCCACCTCAACTTGAAACTGATAAACTAGCGATCGCCCAAGTTAGTGTTCCTGGTTACCCTGCTTTATCATCTAAGGATGCTGATAGTCAAGGGAAGCGACAATATGCTATCGCTATGAAGCCAACAGGAATTAAAAACTATACCATGAAAGATCTACACTCATTAGAGAAAAAGATCGATAACATGGCATACTATATCTCATTAAATCAATTAGAATCTGATACACAGAATATAACAGTACTTGATGAAAATGGACTATCAAGATTTAAGAATGGTTTTATTGTAGATCCGTTTAATAACTTATCTCTAGCAGATATTGGTAATCCAGAGTTTAAAGCAGCTGTTCCATTTAACCAAAAGATTTTAACTCCAGCTCTAAACACATTCCCATTGGATCTTAAATATAAGTCAAGCACATCTTCTACTATATTCCCTAGTGTATCAAAGCCAAGTGTTGCTACTTTAACAAGAGATTCAAATGTTGATATTATAGAACAACCATACGCTACTAATTTCAGAAATTGTGTGTCTAACTTCTACAAATATGCAGGTGAAGGTGTTATCTCACCCCCGTATGACGCTGCTTACGATACAACAACAAACCCTGTTACTTTAGATATAGATCTTACAAGTCACTTTGAAGAATTCGTTGATGAGATTCAAGCATTCTTGCCTATGACTGATACAAGAACAATAAACGTGACGCCGACAGACAATTTTCTATTTTTTCAGGCACAACGCGCGGCGCGGCGCAATGGAACACCATGGCCCTTACAGGAGCAAATTGTAACAACTACAAGAGAAATAGAGGTTGGAGAACAAGTTATAAGCGCACCTGTTGGTGACTTTGTATCTAACTTCTCGTTCGAGCCGTTCATGGCCTCTCGTGATATTAAGATTTATATGTCAGGATTGAGACCAAACACTGAGCATTACTTCTTCTTTGATGGGGTTGATGTCAATGCCCATATTGCTAAAGGTACTCCAACTGCAAATGTTGTTGAAGATATTGAAAGGTTTGGTGACAAAGGTATCACTTCAATTGCAACTGACTCAACTGGTGTATTAAGAGCAGTATTCCATATACCAGCTGGAACATTCTATGTTGGAGATCGAGTATTAGAGATTGTTGATGTCAACCAGTATTCAAGCATTGATAGTGGTGCTACTTCTAAAGGTTTCGTAACATACCGTGCCTATAACTTCTCTATTGAAAAATCATCACTTACTACTTCAACTCGTGCACCAACATTTGATATTAATAGTACTACAACTTTTAGAAATGTAACTCGAAGAATACGTGGTCGTGATCCAATTGCTCAAACCTTCTTTATAAAGAAAGGTATGGGTTCAGGCTCAAATTCAATCTTCTTATCTGAAGTAGACGTATACTTTAAACGCGTTAGTGCAGATAATGGTATTACTTTACAAATACGTGAAGTTATTAATGGTTTCCCAACAAACCAAATTATTCCATTCTCAAAAGTACATAAATTACCAGCAAATCTTACTTCAGCTGTTAGTGATGACGCTTCAGTAGCAACTACATTTACTTTCGAGGCACCAGTTAGACTTGATGTTGAAAAAGAATATTGTTTAGTATTACAGCCTGATGCTTCAGATCCTAATTATTTAGTATTCATATCTAAAGTTGGTGGGCTTGACTTAACGCCTGGTTCATCTCAAGGAACTGCGATCGTGCAGGATTGGGGTGACGGTGTATTATTCAGTTCAACAAACAACAGCGCATGGCAATCTTACCAAGACGAAGATATGAAGTTTACTCTACGTAGACATAACTTCAGTGCTTCTACTGGTTCTGTTACATTAACAAATAACGATAATGAGTTTTTAACCTTAAACAATATTACGCCATCTGTTTCATCTAATTACTTTATTCCTGGTGAAGTTGTTTATTCTGTTAAAGAAACTGCTGGTGCAACAGCAAATACTGGTGGAGTTACTTCAAATTCTACAACTGTTTCACAAACAGCAGCTGATCAAACATATGTTATCGGTGACTTTGTTAAAATTATAAGTGGAGCTAATATTCAAATAGCTGAGGTTGTTAATATACCAAATGCAGACTCTTTTGTAATTAAATCGCCATGGCCGTACGCTACTGCAACAGGTATTGATATTAATCCAGTTGTAAAAGGTAATATTTCAAATTATAATACAAGAACACCTGGCACACTACAACTTGAAGCAAGTTCTGCTACAGCAACTAAAAACTTTGTTTCAACAGAAACTGTTACAGGTTTTGATAGTAAAGTATCTGCAATAATTACATCAGTTGATAATATCAATTTAAGTTATGTTCAGCCAATGATTATGAGAGCAAATGATTCAGTATCTACTACTTCACTAGACGGTACACTCGTGCCACCAAGTGCTATAAATACTACATACACATCTACATTAGCCTTTAATGATAATAATCATTTTAGTCAGAACGGTGCGATAGTTTATAGTAAATCAAATGATCCAACTCGATCTAAAGCGTTTGACTTTATCGTTAATATGGAAAATGCAAGTAATGTAACTTCTACACCGTTTATTGATATTGAAGCATCTAAGTTGATCGCTTATCAATACACACTTGACACAGACCAAGCAGAGTCTAGTAATTATATTTCTAAACCTGTTGAACTTGCTAGTGATTTAGACGCTGAAGATATACATGTGTATGTAACTGGTTATAGACCGGTTAATTCAGATATTAAAGTCTATATTAAAGCTCAAAATGCTTTTGATTCAGCGGACTTAGATTCTCTCGGCTGGACTGAATTAGAAATGTTTGAAGGAGTGGGTACATTCTCATCTAATTCAAATATTAGAGATTATAGAGAGTTCCAATACAGAATACCTGCAACTGCTAAAGTTGGTGGTCTACCTAGTGGAGCTCATACGTACACCTCAAGTAATGGTACATTTAATGAATTTAGAAGGTTTAAGATTAAAATTGCTTTAACTTCATCTAATATTCACAATGCTCCTACTTTAAGAGATTATAGAGCTATAGCTCTCACATAGGACTGATTAAAATGAGTGATTTAAAAAGAGATTCAATATCTGGAGCAATAATAAACAACGATGCGTCTGCGCTGAATAAATATAAAGTAGAGCGGAGTTATTATCGTAAAGTAGACAAGCTACAAGACGATATTTTAGAAATCAAGCGCAGTATAATCTCTATATACGAAAGAATCGAAAAACTGGAAAACAAGTAATGGCAAAGGCTAATTTACAGAATATTACAACCTCTGGTACATTCCAGAACTGGTTTGATAAAACCAATGAGATTGTAAATATTATTAAGACTGATACTCTTACCGCTGGTGGTGATACTACTAACGGTAATGCTACTTTAGTTGGTAATTTTACAGCAACTAACGTTATTGCTAATACTTTATTACAAACTGATGGTATCGGGCCAAAAACTGGTGGAGCTACTATTCAAGTAAATAGTGACACTAAAATTAATGGTACTTCTCAAAACGCTTTAATAGTTTCTCATGGTACTGGTGGACAAGCACAATTTACAAACGGTAGTATTACTTGGAATGCAGGTCTTAAAGACAGCGGCGGAAATTTCATTATCGATACTGGTGCTGGTGATGATAAATTTAGTCTAGCAACCAACGGTATGCTTACTGTACCTAATATTACAGTTACTGAAGATGTTACTGCTAGAGCCTTTTATGGTGATGGTTCAAATTTAACAGGTGTCGTATCAGCTGTTGGTATTAATGATATTACAGATGTTACAATTACTAGCCCTTCAGCTAACCAGGTTTTAAAATATAACGGAAGCGCTTGGGTTAACGGTACAGATGCTAGTGCTGATCCTGGAATACAAGACAGTTATCAAGGTGGTTCATTTATTACAACTGGTTCAGTTTCTGGTGAAGAAAAAGCCTTCATTACAGGCAAGAGACTAATTAATGTACCATTCGGAGTTCTTAAAAGTAGTTGGAATGATGTTGCCTATGAAGTACTTACATGGGGCCCAAGTGGTATCAGTGTAAACGGTTACGGATATTTTAATGATGATGTTCAAGTCCGTGATGGTAATGTTACTGTTTATAGCAACAACACTATCAAAGCATTCATTGATACAACAGGTAACGGATACTTTACTGGTGACGTAACAACAAACGGTTCTGCGTCAGACGAAAGATTAAAAGAAAATATAAAGCCTCTTGAAAAAGGTTTGAAAACAATAGAACAAATAAAGACGTATACGTTTAACTATAAAAACAAGCCTCAGGATACGCATCCTGGTGTTATTGCGCAGGAAATCGAAAAGCTGGTTCCTGAAGTAGTCTATGATGTTGAGATGGAAGAGGGTACGCGTAAAGCAGTGAGATACCAACAATTGGTTCCATTGCTAATAAATGCAATCAAAGAGCTAAGCGATAAGGTAAATGATTTAGAAGATCGGTTAAAATCGTAATTCGTAATGAGTACTTGAGTACTGACCTAATAAATAATAGATAAAAGGGAATAAGATTAAATGTCAAAGATTTCAGAACTAGGTTCCATTACCGGTGCAAATACTAGGTCGGAAGACCTTCTTGTAATTGTTAACCTTGTTCAAGGTGACGATGGTACCAAGAATATCTCAAGAAAAGAACTCGTACAAGCTATTCAGTACGAGATATTTGATCGTATCACTATTACAGGTGGAACGATCTCTGGCGTTGAGATGTCAGATAGTACTCTTGATAACGTTACAATTGATAACTCAAATATTGAAGATACTGATTGGATTCGTGGTACAATTGATGAAACCGTCATTACGAATTCAGATGCTAACAATGTTGTCATTACTTCATCTTCGTTTACTGACGGTTCGTTAGTATCTTCTACTGGTGAACAACTAACTATTGCCAATTCATCGTTCGACGATGGTACAATTACAAATAGTACTGCTAATAACGTTATCATAACTAATTCTGAGTTTAATAACGGAACTGCTAATGCAGTCGTAATAACAAATTCTGAGTTTAATGAAGGCACAGGTAACAATGTTGTCCTAACTAATTCAACTATTGATGATTCAGTAATCACTGATAGTACAGCAAATAATATCACAATAACAAGCTCAACCTATACTGATGGAGCTCTTGCTGATAGTACTGCTAATAATATTACCATGAGTTCATCAACGTTTGATGGTGGTCTAATTACAAATTCAGATGGTCGTACTATGGCCATCACTACATCATCTTTTGATAATGGTACTGGTTCAAATAACACATTTACAGATACTACTTTATTAAATGGTACTGCAAATAACTTCGTAATTACTTCATCACAGCTTAATGACAGTACTGTTAATAACACAATTATTACAAGTTCTGAATTTAACGATGGTACTGGTAACAATGTTGTCCTAACTAATTCAACTATCGATGACTCTATCTTTACTGATGGTGTAATATCTAATACTGAATTCCAAGGTACAATGCAGAATGTTGTAGCAACTGATATGACAATCAGAAGCTCCGCTGCAGATGGTTTATCTTCTAACAATTCAACCTTTGAAAATGGTGCGGTATCTGGTTCAACCTTTGACGGCGGAACGATAACAAATACGAATCTTGTAGACTTCGACATGAATTTGACGCAAGAGTTCGACGCGCCGATGGACGACGAGTCATACTTTGCTATTCGTAACGAAAGAACTGGTGATACTGAACAGATTAATTTCAACCAACTCTTTGAAGAAGTTTCTAAGAAAACAGCACAAGCACTTAAAGTTAATGTAGACGCTGGATCTGGTGATGATGCAAATCCAGGTACAATGATGCAACCAGTAAGAACACTGGAAAGAGCATTTGAACTTTGTTTAGAAAAAGCTGGTGGTGAACTTAATCGTAACGCTATTAACAACGCGGTTCACATCTCAGTTGGTCCTGGTACTTATTATACAAAAGGTAACTTGATGTTGCCTGATGATTGTTCTTGTACCTCAACTGCTGGTCAGTATGCAACTGTTATCGAGGCGCTGCCTGGATACGAAAACAATAACGGAATCTTAGTTGGTTCTGGTTGTTATGTTCAGGGTTTTGGTTATCAGAACTGGAAAGTTGATAACTTTGACTTCCCAGAAGGCGGATTCGCAATTGCTTATCGACCTGGTGCTAAACTATTACGTTCACCTTACTTAAGAGATAGTACTCAGTTATCTAACTTCTTACGTCAAGATGTTGAACCACCTCTTAATCC